ATCAAAACCGACTCCGTCGGATTTTCGTACGGCAGAAAGATCGTTCCTTTGAATCCGCTGCATTTCTGCGAGCTTCAACTGATCCCGATATTGTGCCGCAGTTGCCCGGAAAGCATTGCCGATCAGGTTCGCGTTTGACGCGAACTTGGCCAGCGTTCCCTTGCTTTTCTTGACCGTCTTTTCGAGATGCGTTGCGTCACCTCGAATGTTGACGAATAGGTTTCCTACTGTTGCCATAGCCGCAAGGCCTCCGAGATTTCCTCATCCGTCTGCTCTAGGCCCTGTTCCCACTTGAGGAACTGAACCCAGGAAACGTACTCGCTCACCCCCAGGCTCATCACTGCTGCAACCGAGCAACCAATCCGCGCCGCAATGCGGTGGCTGGTGATGTCCCTGGGGGTCAGCCGTTTCCCTCATCGAGACCACAAACCTCAACCGCGTGGTCGTACAGCTCTCGAACAATGCTCATCGGCCACATGCGGACCTGCTGGTCCGTGTGATCGCCTTCCAGGCAAGCCGCAACAACACAAGCCATGTCCGCATCGTCAGGCATACCAAGCATCTGCTCGGCAGTCATCTCTCGCAAGGTGACTTTTTGGCCTGCCACTTCCACGGTCTTTTTCTTGGGTTCAAACATCAAGGAGTTCCGCCGCCGCCCAAGGATCCATAGGTGGCATTTTCGTCTCGCATAAACGACGCCGTCCCGGTGACCGCGCCGTCCATTTCACCTTCAATGCTGTACGAACTGAGAAACACACTGAGAGGGCCATCGGTTTCGTCGCCGAGAATATACGCAACATCGCAACCATCGTCATCGGTCGCGGTCCGAATCTCCAGCGTGCCTCCACCACAAACCTTAAGCTCTGCGTCCAAGTTCGTGATTTCACCTTGATAAATGAAGTTGACAGTAGCCGTCAGGGGTTCCGCCAGCCCGGGGAATTTTGCCCGGCTGCTGTTGGCTCCGGTGGTGATGTCAATCATCGTCCGTTCGCCACCGGAAATCTGGAAGCCAGTAATTCCGAATTCAATGGAGCTTCCGCCATTAGTGACGAAAGTCCCGATCAATCGAGACGCGAGAAACTTTGCCATGAACCTACCCTCTAAAACGAATGAATGAAACGGACACTACATAGATGCCCGGGCGTTCTCCGTCGTAGGAGGCATGGTATTCCCGGGAAAGACCAGTCACCCTCACACACGGGGCGTTCGAGGCGTCTTGCAAATGCGACACGATCTCTTGCGCCACCGTTTCCGCTTCCTCCAGGCTCCGAGCCAAGGCGTTGGCGGTCACTTCAGTTTTCACGGCTCCGGCCTCTCCGTACCGCGAGCCCTCGTACGTTTCCCCATCGAACTCATAGACGACCGCCGGAAAGTCCACGCCGTTGGGTCTCACGAACGGTGAAACGGGCACAGTAGTGGCGGCATCGAGCAGATCGAAGATATCGCTTGGGATGCTCATGCTTTCTTCAGAGCCTCCTTGATGCCTTTGATGGCCTCGCGTTCCGCCACACCCCTGGTGCGATTAAAAGCGTCTCTGCGATAGCCTTTGGGAATCGTGTACTTGTTAAATCGCTTGTTGTACGCACCGTCTTCAACCAAGTGAGACAGGTTTCCGATGTAACCCGTCTCTTGGTTTCTCCGAATCATTGAGCGGTACTTCCAACCGTGCTTTTTAGTCTTCTTCCACTGATATCGAAACGCCGAAGCTCTTTTGATGAATGCCCGGTAGAGCCCTGTCTCTCTGCCGTCAAATCGGACGTTATCCCACTTGTAGTAGCCGCTGGCGTACGAAACACTTGTCGCCTTGTCGACGACACGAAGCGCTCGCCGAAAATACTTGAGCATCTCCTGCTTCGGGGCGCCCTTTGCTTCTGCGATCTTGGACACATTGTCCAGCAGCTTGTCCCAGTCGTCCGTCATAGGTCGCTCTCGAATGCGTAAATCACCATGTATCGGTTTCGCTCGTCAGTCCGATCAATTCTTTCCGGCCGATACGTTTGCCCTTTGAAGGTGATGTTGCACCCGTAATCGATGCGATCATCATGTCGAACTTTGAACTCGTAGTATCGACGACCGGCCATTTCCTGCACGCCGGCATCCGTCAGTTTTCCTCGGATGCTTCGCGCGGAAGCCCATACCGTAAACGAATCGGATTGGTCATAGGACGCCTGGCCAACGTTGTCAAAAGACTGAACCGGCCTGGTGATCGTGATCCGGAAACGGAAGCCGCCGACGTTCACAGCATGCCGTCCCGGAAATTCTCAAGCAGAGATCGGTAAGCAATTGGCAGCTTGGTCAAATTGATGTTCTGCTGGACCTGCTCGCGGTTTTCGTACCAGACCGCACCAATGCCGTAAATGCACAGCTTGAGATCGGCCGGCAACGGATTGAGGGGGCCGGCGGTGTAAGACCAGCGGTAGACGCGGCGCCGATCAAGGTATCGACGAGGTCGCGAAACCGCGTAGGTTCCGCCATACGAACGGAGAAGAACGAAGTCGCTGCTTACGTCTTCGGTAGCGTCGTCTTCGGTGTTGATTTCGGTAATCGTGCCAAGCGAAGAGATGTAGCCAAGCTCGGCACGAAACGGCGGAAGCGCGTACCCGCATTCCTGCACAACGTCGACCGTCCTGGTCATCAGCCCCGTCCAACGCTCTACCGCACGCACAGCGGCATCAAGCGAACGAGAGACTGCGGGGTCGTCATCTGTGATCTCTAGCCGCAAGTGGTCTCGGAATTCCGAAACCTGAAACGGGTGGGCGCCGAGATTGGAAATGGTGTGCGACATTTGCTATCCCGGAAGACCCCCCCCGCCCGAAGGCGGGAGGGGTCACGCGAGGAGAAAGAGAGATCAGGCCTGAACAGTCAGCATGCCAGCGGCAAACGGACGAAGCCAACGGCCATCGGATCGCATGCGAGTCCTGTAGACCACTTCGCCGTTATCTCCGCGAGAGAAGGGGTCGATTTGCTGAGAAAATCCGCGTCTATCGAAGATGCCATAATCATCATTGTGCGCGAGAACAGCAAGCACAGTTTCGGCGCTACTGCCGATCTTGCCCGTTCGGTTGTTAGTCACCGTAACAGGAAGACCAAGAAGCGTACCGGCAGCCGTTGCGGTTTCGGGAGTCGAAGAAGCAAACGGCTGGAAAAGCGGGCGCCCCTGACCGTCAACACGAGCCGCAATTTGGGCAAAGAATTCCTGAGTGACAAGCCACTTCAGGCCACCCCAATATTGCGCGGGAATCTCGTCGTATCGAAGAGTGGTCAACGCTTCAATGATTTTCTCACTCTTGACCTGCTCACTTCCGTTAGAGAAGTCGCTGTTGTCAATGGTCGTGATAGCGATTCCGTTATGCGGAGCAGCGGTGTCGCTGGTGGTGCCCTGCGAATTGCCTTCTGCAATGTCGTAGAGAACTGCCCATCCTGCCGGGGTCAACATAACCGGATCAGGCCCAAGCGTAGTGCCGAGACCGGTCGCGTAAAGCTCATCCCACAATCGACCATGCTCTTCAGCATGCTCAAGAAGAAGCTCGCCGACCGCATTACCCCGAGCGTCACGAAGAAACTCTTCGGTCACGCTTGACTTGGCTGCCGTCTTGAACGAACGAACGCGGATTCGTTCGAACACCATGTCTTCGTTGGGATAAGCAGCGCTTTCGCCAATCTGGTTGATGTCTGAAGTCATTTCAATACGAGTAGCAACTCGCTGAAGCTCAACGTCATTGGCATACGACCTCGCACCAAAAAATCCGCGAATCGGAGCCAGCTTTGGAAGCTGCCGGATCATTTCCGCGGTGAGATCCACGGGAATGTTGGCGCCGTAACTACCGCCAAAACCAGTAGTCGGTCCGTTGGGCGCCGTGGTGTTACCGCCGACCACGCGGATTTCGTTGCCGTTGATCTCGAAGCGATACTCGCTGTCGTTGGCAACCCGAGACCCGCCATCGGTCTTCTTGAACGAGTAGGTGGGCTCGGCAAGCCGCTCTTCAGCCTTAGCTCGAGCTTCCGCAGCACGGATTTGCGTGTCGAGCTGCGCCATCTGCTGCTCGCCCTTTTCGAGAAGCTCGATGGACTCGATGTCCTCGATGCTGTCGTTTCGGAGCAAGACTTCATTGATCTTGCCCGCCAGTTCGTCCCGCTGCTCGCGGAGACTGCGAATGTCGTCCATTTCAGGACTCCTTTAGCGTCCCGCGGGCACCACGATAGGCGCCGGCGGATACGACGGAAATTTCGTGGAGCCTTGCTTTGCGAACCGTTCGCACAGACGGAGCCCCACGGCGATGCTGCCAGGAATCATCCTCGCAGACAAATCCAATGCTGACCGAACCATCGAGGTCGCCACGCTGCAACGCCTCAATGATGTCAGCCCTATTTTCTGGTAGATCAATTTCAAACCGCAACCCATCAGGAGCATCATGCACTCGCATGGTGCCGGCGCCCACTCTTGCGAGAGGCACGGTCTGCGGATCATGCTGAACCAAGGCAACAACACTGTCGTCCCATTCAATAGCCCCAGGAGACATTCGCTCCTTGTAGGGCCGGGGGCGATCGCGAAGCGTCACCGACAGGCTGTTGTAGGGAACTGCAACCCCTTCAATCGTCCGACTGTTCGGCCGGACTGTCGCCTGCATCATTCGATGCTCCAGCATTAGCCATCTCCTGGTTCTGTTGTACGGGAAGCATGTTGGGGCCGATCAAGACTTCGTCGCCACCTTCAATCGGCGGGTATCCCATCATGGCACGGCCTTCGTTCCGAGTCATGATACCGGTCTGAATGGCCGTCTGGATTGCGTTGACTTGTTCGCTGAACGTACCGCGAATCAACGGAGCCGTATCGAAGCTGATCCGATATCGCTTGGCGTCAGCCCCAGCCGGCAGCAGCTTCATGGTCATTTCGGACGCAAAGTTTGCCAAGTAAGAGCCAAGGCAAGTGTCAATGTACGCCCGCGACATTTCTGCCGTCTGTTCTTGCGTCGAATTTTCAAGGTTGTACAGGTACTGAGGCGGAACCCCGTACATCTGCGACACCTGGTTGATAGTAAACCGACGAGCAGAGATCCAGTCCTGATCGGTAAGCGACTGTCCGACCTGCTTAACGTCAGATTCGTTCTGCACCACAATTGGCCGAAGCATTCCTTCGGGGCCAGAATGAATTGCGCGGAATGCGTCTTGCATGGCCCTTACTGCGGAACCACCAACAGTCTCTCTCGTGGTGATCGCGATCTTGCCCAGACCGGGCATCTGGAATGCGGAAATACCGGCGTGTTCCTGGCGGAACCCTAGCTCAATTGAACGCCTTGCAAGAACAATGGGGCTCTCACCCCAGAGCATCTTCTGGTATGAGGGCATGCGTAGGTGGATGATGTCATCCGGAGCGATGTCCCCATATTCCGAAGAGTGGTAATACCAGCCGCCCCGCTCAGTATCGGGAAGAAGCTGGCAATCCCAGGGACGCAGCGGGATGATCTCTTTAACGACTCCGTTGACTCGGGAAATAACGCTCCATGCGTTACCCCAAACCATGCAGGTCGTGGTCATCCACCGCCACCACTCGTGAGAGGTGAAGTAGGTATTCGCCCTATCGTTGAAGATGGTGTCCAGCTCAGGGTAGTCGTCGCAAGACTCCCAGCGGCCATCTTCGGTGTATTCGTTGATCTTGACCGGCAACCGGGCGATATCGCCGGACACAAGATTGACCGCACGGGTCAAAGGGCAGAGGCCAAGAGCCCTATACGGGTCTCCGACTAGATCGCCCTCTGTAACTGGGCGCTCCCAATTCCACCAAGTGTCCGGGAGGGCGCCGGCAGAGCCGCCAAATTTCGTGTGGCCGAATCGTCGCCTGAATTCCTGGACAATGCTCTTCAGCATGCGATGTTTCCTGGGTCGGCGTAGGCGCCGGGTCGTTCAGCAC